TTGAATCAAAGCGTGATGACTGGGACTACGATATGGCATATCAAGCTAGAATTAGCAACGGATTCCGTTTATTCGGAAAGTACTACGAAGGTTTATGGGATTAATGAACGCAAAAGAACTAGCAGACCGTCTTAAAGAAGGCATATGTAAAATAACTTACACTCACTACAAGACTGGAGAGCCAGAAACGGCAACTCTTACCCTCGCTAGTGGATATACAGGAATAAGCATTGTAGGGCACGATGCCAAAAGCGATGTTGTAGTCGGCTACGACATATACGGGAAGGAGTGGAAGTCTATCTATATGAAAACGATAACAGAGGTATTAGATGTCAAAACAAACGACTAAAGAGTGTCCGAACTGCGGAAATACACACCTTATTCTTCTTACGTCCTTAAATGTAAAGCTATGTAGTGATTGTCGGACAGAAATACCTTGGTATTTAGAAGAAAAGCAAAAACCCTTGTTATAGCCCTCCAAGTGAGGGCTTTTTTGTGCTTGCGCCGATCGAGCATCGACTGTCAAGACATTTGGGTTACGTGTGGGCATAAAAAAACGGAGCCGAAGCTCCGTAATCTTAGAATAGTACACTTTCAAGGTCTGGAGGCCAATAGTCTGGCCCTTTTAGTACCTTTCCATCTTCTCTATAAATAGGGCGACCATCTTCTCCTAGCTTACTCATATTACTTCGATGAACTTCGTCAAAACAATCATTAAGATCAATACCAAAGGAGTGGCCTGCTCCGTAGATAACATATAATAAATCAGTGAGCGCATCCGCTACCTCCACAATATCTCTAGTTTTAAGAGCTTCTTTTAGCTCCTGTAGTTCTTCCTCAATTAATTCTACACGTAAATCCTCAATATCGAAACCAGGTAGTTGAGGCTCTTCGAGAATGTCCTGACCAAAGGCTTCCATGAAGTCTCCGACTAGCTCAAAGTTTGTTATCTGCATTGCATTTCCTTGTTGGTTTGTAAGTTATTAAAGTATATTATAGAAGATTCACCTGTAAAAGTCAAGAATTATTTTTAAGAACTATTATAAAAGATTAATTTAACAGCTTAGTTTAAGGACATTAAAAATATTTCTTGACTTTTTTAAGTATTTGTTGTATAATTATCATTAAATAACAGTCACATAAAATGTGAAAGAAGGAGACTTACTTGATAACTGTAATGCAAGGGGCTATATTTATTTTTTGCTTGATAGGGTGTGGAATTACGTCTTGGCAACTCGGTAAAGCTCACGGAATTGCAGATGCAGTAGAGTACTTAATTGATGAAGGCATTGTAGAGGTAGATGATGAGTAGTTGGCACGGGGGCAAAGGAAGTGGTAGAAGAAGAGAAGACCACAGAAATTTTAGTAATAATTATGACTTAATCTTCGGGAAAAAGAAAATGGAAGTAGTGATATATTCTGCACCCCACTGTGTGCATTGTGAAACAGTGAAGAACCTTAGCAAGGCCAATGGTTACAGTCTTACTGAGTTTGATATAGGCGACCTTACACCTAACGAGTGGAAGGAAAAGATAGGTTTTGTGCCACGAAGCGTACCACAGGTATTTTTTAATGGGGAATATATCGGCGGCTCTACCAATTTCATAGAGGCGGTTAAAAATGTCAACTCTGAGTGAAGAGTATAGGCAAGTACTAAAAGATACACATGCAGCAGCAGGAACTAAAAAGTGGGGTAATACAGGCCACTCAAAGTTTTTCCCAAACATTATTGATCTCATGGAGAGAACGAACAATACAGAAATGCTAGACTACGGCGCAGGTTGGGGCGGGGTCAAAGCAAGAATAGCAGAAGTAAAACCAGAATGGAAAGTATACGAATTCGAGCCCGCTAGGGATGATGTATGTCACCCAGCAGAACCACGGAACTTCGTATTATGTACCGATGTATTCGAGCACGTAGAGCCTGAGTGTTTAGAAGATTTCTTTCTAGACCTTCAGAGAGTAGTAAATGATTGGGGTTATTTCACAGTGTGTATGACTCCAGCAATTAGAGTATTATCAGACGGGCGGAATGCTCACCTGATACAGAAACCTTTTATATGGTGGGCAGAGCAAGTGGGTAAGTACTTTGACATTCGTCAAGCACGACACTTGAGCCGTTATTCTCCTCACGGAGACTTTCTAGTACAGAAGAAAGCACCATTACCAGACTACCACAAAGACTGAGCGGTATCTCATAAAACTACCATTTAACTATAACCGAACACCGAAAGGGTTCATTTCATAAAAGGAGAAACTTTATGACTAGTAAATTAGCAGTGGCAGACTTCCAGAAATTTTTGCTGGGGTTTGACCGATTCGTATCTGATACAGGTGTATTTGGCTCCACATTAGATGGAGGTTATCCTCGTTTTAACATACTTCGAGTAGGTGAGCTAGGTCTTCGTATTGAACTAGCAGTACCAAGCTGGAACAAGGAAGATATTGCAATCACCCTACAAAAAGGACTCTTGACCGTTGAAGGAAAAGTGAAGGTTGCACAAAACGAGAATGAGAAATACATCTATAAAGGTCTTAGCGGTAAATGTTTTAATAGAACATTTGGCGTTAGCGAACACGTAAAGCTCGATCGTGCCTATATGGAACGCGGGTTGCTCTGCATAGATCTACATGAAGAAGTACCTCAGGAATTACAACCAAAAATAGTTGTAATCGAATAGGAGAAGCGTGTGAGCAAGCGACAAATGGCAGCAGACTATGGGGCATTAATTGTTTCATTGTTTTGTATGGCAGTTGCTTTAAGCCCATTAGTGGGCGTATAAAGCTGGAGCGGGGTCGCAAGGCCTCGCTTTTTTATTGGAGGTAGTATGTCTAAGATATTGATAGGAATTATCCTCGCAATGGGAATTGCTGGAAGTCTCTACTATTATTTTACTCAAAACGAATTAAAAACGCTACGAGACTTGAACGCAGCGTATGAAGTAAAGCATCAACAACAGGAAGAAACACTACGAGTAATGGAGCAGGACTTCCAACTTCAAACATCCTCGCTACAGGAGCTACAAGTAGCAAGCCAGCAGATTCAGATTGAAATGAATCGTTACCTAGATATATTCAAACGACATAATTTATCAAAATTAGCAGCAGCAAAACCAGGTCTAATAGAGAAACGTGTGAATAAAGCCACCAAAGGAGTATTCGATGGGATTGAAAACGACAGTTCTAGTCTCGACGCTCTTGATGACGGGGTGCAGCTTTCTCCCGAAGCCGCCACAGGAAGTCAAGATAATAACGAAACCAGTGGAGAGACAGATAGCGCAGCCAGTCCTACCACGGGCAATTGATTTAAAGGAACCTTACTGGTACGTAGTATCAAATGAGAACCTAGAAGAATTTCTCGCTAACATAGAGAAAGAAAGCGGTACAATGGTATTTTTTGCCATGAGTGTACCAGATTATGAACTAATGGCATACAACATGCAAGAGATTAAACGATACGTCCGAGAGATGAAGGAAGTTATTGTTTACTACAAAAAGGTAACTACGAATGAACAAAGAAGCAGTGTACAACCAGTTGAAGATTGATGAGGGAGTCGTATATGAGACTTATCTTGATCACCTCGGCTATCCCACGTTTGGTGTGGGACACCTTGTACTTAAAGACGACCCAGAATTTGGAGCAGATGTTGGAACGCCGGTCACAGAAGAAAGAGTCCGAGAGTGCTTCGAGAAAGACCTCGAAACCGCAACCGCAGAGTGTTACACTTTATACGGCCCAGGGACGTTTAATAACTTTCCAGACGAAGTCCAGCAGATCTTGGTTAATATGATGTTCAATATGGGTCGCCCACGCCTGAGTAAGTTTAAAAACTTCAACGCAGCATTGTTGGATTGCGATTGGAAAAAAGCATCTGAAGAAATGGTAGATAGTCTATGGTATAGACAGGTCGGAGCCAGAGCCGAGCGTTTGAAAGAGCGCATGGCGAATGTTTAAGATATTTATCGGCCACGACTCCTCTCAAGCACAGAATACTTCTGTGTGCGAGAGGTCTATTCGAAAGTATAATAAAGATGTAGAGATACACCGTATTGAGCTTTCTGATATGGAGACAAAGTGGGGCTTTCGTCGAGATAACGACGGCTCCACAGAGTTCACCTATACTAGATTCTTAGTGCCAATGTTAGCAGAATATAAAGGCTACGCTTTGTTCTGTGATAGTGATTTTGTATGGTTATGTGACCCAGTAGAATTATTGGGCTATGTAAACCGTAATGATGCAGTTAGCTGCGTAAAACATAATAGTATGCCTACTCGATCCAAAGAAAAAATGGCGGGGCAGAAAAACGAAGAGTATGATAGAAAGTGGTGGTCTTCATTAATGTTATTTAATTGTGGCCATCAATTCTGTAAACGTCTCAGCGTGTCTAGTGTTTCTAGGCTTCCAGCTTCTTCTTTACATAGAATGTGGTGGGCGGGACTAGATATAGGCAGCCTACCTGTAGAGTATAATTATTTAGTTGGCTACTACGGGGACGATATAGTGCCAAAAGCATTGCACTTTACAGATGGAACACCTCTGTACACTAAATATTTAAATGAGCCATTTGCGGAGAAGTACCTTGAATATATCTGAGTTCAAAGAGTATATTAGAGATAAAAATATTCTAGTAGTAGGTAATAATCTTACTGCGGTTGAGCGGGAACAAGGCGAATTGATAGATTCGTATGATGTTGTCATACGTTTTGGAAAAGGACTTCCTACGGGCAGAGAGAAATACCTAGGCAGCAGAACTGACGTATGGGTTACAGGAATCTTCCGAAAGGATATGGCACATCTAGTACCAAAAGAAAGTATTATTTTATATAATAACAGTGTGTACTTTCCAGAGAAAGCCGCTACGCCTAGCTACGGCTTTTTATCTATGTATACCTTAAACGAAATAAATGAAATAAATAGTATATATAACCAGAGCAAATCTAAAAGGCTATCTTCTGGGGCTATTACTGCTCATTGGTTATACAACGAGATTAATACCTTTAAAAGTATTACCTTTATAAACTTTGATTTCTTTCAGCAGACTACACTTTACTACGATAAAAAACAAGATACGAAGAACGCTGCCAGTAGTTGGCACTTACCAATAGCAGTGAAGAAGTATATGGACTTAGAAAGACCAGAAGTACACCCTGCACACAACCCAGCAGCTGAAAAAGAAGTATTCCAAGACATACTACACGACAAAAGAGCGCATTTTATAGGGGAGAGTATTGACACAGCTCGTATTATCGAAGCAGACAATCTCGCTTGGGATTCCATAAGAGTTAAACTATAAATAGTTCTTGACATAATATTCGATTATAGGTATAATGTACACATGAAAACAATGACTCCACTAGAAATTTACGATTACAAACGCACTTGGTTACCTGGTGTGGAAATAGTCATGCACTCAGATGTACACGATAGAGTGCGAGACTGGGCGAAAGCGAATCTAGCAAAAGCTCAGTGGGACATAGTAAAGTGGACAAACGTATATGAACATACTATACGTCTTGAAAATGAGAATGATGCAACTAACCTATTAGCGGAGCTTGACCTTGAACCTTTTTTATCTAGACAATGATTTAGACTTATCCGCAGAGTACCACGTTGACAAACACGTATCAAAAATGATTCTAGAAGCAGCTCAGATTATTTGTACTAATCTGACTGTAGACCACCTTTTTGGCTATCTTCCTGACAAGTTGAATTCTGAGCAAAATAAAATACTATCTGACTTTAGAAAAGAGCAGAAAGAACTTGCTCAGGAAGATCGCCTCTTTAAATACCTTCCTACCATGCAGAATCACCCCAGCACTATCTGGTGTCGTACATCGCTAGAGAATTTTTACTGGACTCACTGCTATGCTCATGCACTAGCAGAAGAATACAGATACCGCTATGGCAAGGATCACAAATCGTTCTGGGATATTATTAACAAGATGCCAGAACCTAAACACATGAAAGATATTGGCTTCACCACATTCGGTCTAGCTATGCCTGACGAGCTAAAAGATTATGACAATCCTATACAGTCTTATCGCAATTACTATCATCTCGACAAAGCTACGTTCGCTTCGTGGAAGTATAGAGGCAAGCCGAGCTGGTGGTCGGAAGACTTCGCAGACTACAACGAAAGGATCACAAGAAAATGAGTAAAGTAAGTTTAGTAGGTATGACGAAGCCTAGCAACAGTACTGGATGCCGAACGGCAGAAGAGTTGGTTGCTTATGCTGCGCGAGTTAGTAATCCAGAAAATCAAAACAACACAGAAACCGCAGCGGGGTTGCTACGCTATCTGATGAAGAATGCTCACTGGTCACCCTTTGAGATGGTTCACATCACCCTAGAGATAGTAACAACACGAGATATTTCTCGACAGATTCTACGCCATCGCTCATTCTCTTTTCAAGAGTTTAGCCAGCGGTATGCAGTAAGTGAAAGTTTTGTACCACGGGATGCACGGTTGCAGGATTTAAAGAATCGTCAGAACTCGGTTGAGATTGATAGAACAAGTGGAGAGCAGCGAGAGTTAGCGGAAACCTGGAACATGAAGCAGGCTCGCGTTATCAATGAAGCAAAGAAAGCTTATGAGTGGGCATTAGAGAATGGTATCGCAAAAGAACAAGCAAGAGCTGTCTTACCAGAAGGTAACACAGAAACTACATTATATATGGCGGGAAGCCTGCGAAGTTGGATACATTATTGCGAGCTTCGGTGCGCTAATGGGACTCAGCTAGAGCACAGAAAAGTTGCAGAGCAGTGCTGGGATGTAATCGCAGGACATTTCCCTTCTATTGCTGACCTTATCGCAAATAACTCTTGACTTCATTAGTGTATAGTTGTATAATATCTATATTGAAAGAGAGGTATAGTAATGGAAGGTAAAAAATATGATGGAGAGAAGCCAAAGATGTACCTGCTTCCTCCGAAAGCGTTATTAGAAGTAAGTAAAGTGCTCACATTCGGTGCAGCCAAGTATGATGAACATAACTGGAAAAAACTTGACAACCTTCAGAACCGCTACAGCGGCGCAGCATTGCGTCATATCTTCTCCCACATAGATGGAGAGGAATACGATGATGAAACTGGACTAGATCACCTAGCCCATGCAATCTGTTGTTTAATGTTCAAACTAGAGGCGAAGCTAGATGGCAATAAAAAGAGTCAAGAAGAAGGATCACGAGAATTTAACTGCAAAGAATATCCAGAAGGTAATAGGGTTGCTGGAGCCACAAGATTCTTCTGCGAAACCGATAACTAAGAAAGAAGCCTGTGATATACTCAATATTGCGTATAATACCACTAGGCTGAAAGCGATTATAGAGGATTATGAGCAAACAAAAGCGTATACAAAAAAGCGTAAGATGGCTTTACGTGGCCGGCCTGCTAGTGATGCAGAAATCGCTGAGGCGTGCGAGAGCTTCCTCCAAGGCGATAATATCACAGATATATCAAAACGCCTTTTTCGCTCCTCAGGATTCGTGCGAGCAATTCTTGAAAGAGTTGGAGTCCCGCAAAGACCCGCATCTGTCGAAGAACGAGCAGGAGCATACTACTTCCCAGATGAATGCGTTGCTGAAGATTTCGCAGAGGGAGAAGTAGCATGGTCTGGCACATATCATGGGGCTGTTACAGTTCAGAAACGCTTGACTAAAGAGTACCAAGACGGTAAGCCTGGACTAACGACTGTAGACTATGAGGCTAAGTATGGCTGCCCTTGTTACCAGATATATGTTATACAAAAAGTAGACAGCGAAGATACGTTCTTTTCTAATGTAACCGCTGGAGGTTTTAACGCCTATGCCCCAGCGTATGAACTAGGAAAACTTGAGCATTTAAAGAAGTACGGAGTTAAACTAGAGAAAATATGATTAGTGATGAGTATAAAAAAGCGTTGCGGGGTTTACATGAATCCGTACCCCAATGGGGTAACGGCCCAAGAGGTCATATACTTCGTATCTGCAAATGGATATATGAAGAAAGAGTAGAGGACTTACTAGACTATGGTTGTGGAAAAGGTAAAAATATGCCTCTCATGCTGCCAGTACGTGTAACAAACTATGATCCAGGTGTTCCAGAGTGGGAAGCAGACCCACGAGTCTGTATGCACTTAATGTGTCTGGATGTACTAGAGCATATCGAACCTGAGTATATAGAGGAAGTACTCGCTCATATTGCAAGTAAGTTTAAGAAAAGTGCTATGCTCAGTGTTTCTATGACAGAGGCAAAAGACACCCTACCAGATGGTAGAAATGCTCATCTACTTCTAAGACCCGTCTCATGGTGGTTAGAGATGCTAGATAAGTTCTTTACATTAAAACAAATTGAGTTTAATACCAATAACATTGTAGTTTTTGTAACTCCTAAGCAAAAATAATTCTTGACAAATTTTGATCATCTCTGTATAATATACACTTCAAAGATGAGGAAAACAATGGGCGACCGTTTTTATCAACAGCAGTTAGCAGCTACAGGCAATTGTCCTGGGGCTACCAAATCACAAACAAAGAGGAAACGCAAGATGGCGTGGACAGACGAAAAGAAAGCAGCCGTAGTAGAAGCCTACGAACAAGCCAACCCAACTCCAGAGAACAGCATGGAGATTGTCAGAGAAATCGCAGATGAGCATGACGAGTCTCCTAACGGAGTTCGTATGATTCTGACCAAAGCCGGTGTATACGTTAAAAAGACCCCAGCAGCTTCAGGTGAAAAGAAAGCAGCAGCGGGTGGCACACGTGTCTCCAAAGTCGCAGCTAAAGAAGCTCTTATCGCAGCATTGTCTGACGCTGGTCAAGAAGTTGACGAAGAAATCGTTAGCAAGTTGACTGGTAAAGCAGCGCAGTACTTCGCAGCAGTTATCGCAGCAGTAACTAAATAAGATGAGCTTAGTCTTCACAGACTAACTACCTTAGTCCAGGAGGGATGCGCTGCCTGGGACATCAAAAAAACGGCGCACTCTCACAAGCCCTAAAAGTCAGTACGACAGAAGATTCTGCCAACCTGCTTTAAAGGAGCAACTGTGAGAAAACAAGAGCTGATACAGCTTGTTGTTGAATACGGCGATGCTATTATCACTTATCGTAGTGAGAATAGTAAAAAACTAAAGTACAATGTATGCACTTTGGATTTTACAACCCCTTACATACAACAAAAAACGAATCGGGCGAAAGAAACCGATGCTACACTCCTTATGTTTTGTTGGGATACGGACTCTTATCGTCTCCTGAAACCAGACCACGTAACAAGTGTAGTACCTTTATCTTCTATTTTGAAGAATGAAGGCAAACGCTAATGGAACTTTACGAAGCTCCAGATGCGTATGAGCGTGTCATTCATTATGATACGGTCAAAGAAGTACAGGTCAGACTCACTGTAAATATCTTTCGTGGCGTAGAATATCTAGGTCTACGAAAGTTTTATCTTGACTTTGATGAAGAGTGGAAGCCTTCTCCTGAAGGTATTTCTATAGCTCTTGACTTGAGTAATTCTAAGGAACTATTTATCGGACTGTGTGAGATTCTATCTCTAGCAGAAGCCGATGAAATAGTTAAAGAAATTTTTCCCCTTAAAGAAAAATAATCCTTGACTTGAATTGCTGAAGCCTGTATAATATACATTCGTTCAGTGAGGAAAGCAATGAAAGACTTTTTAGATACAGCAGCTAAAGCATACTACGAAGGTGAGTCTATACTTACCGATGACGAGTTTGATACCTTAGCCTCTAAGTACGATTATAAATCTGTAGGACATACTATCACTGATGGTATACCTCACCTATTTAGAATGTACTCTCTACAAAAGTATTTTGATTTGCAAGATGCTCCAGACTTGTCTGGTTATGTATCTACACCCAAACTGGATGGCGCTGCTGTAGCTATTGTCTATGTAAATGGTCAATTAGTACAAGCACTAACCCGTGGTGATGGTACTGTGGGACGGGACATAACAGAGAAACTTAAACTCTTAGTACCTACGGAGATACCCTATCAGGGCATTATCCAAGTTACTGGAGAAATTGTCTGCCCTTCTCACATTACTAATGCTAGAAACCTTGCATCAGGGTCGCTAAACTTGAAAGATATGGAGGAGTTTCGTACTCGCCCACTTACTTTCGTAGCTTACGGTCTGCAAGGCTCTAGTATCTTTACTTGGACTGGTTCTATGAAATACTTGGAAGCCCACGGCTTTCATACTGTGCATAGTTTCGATTCAAGTAACTACCCTACTGATGGTACTGTCTATCGCATAGATGATAGCCTGACGTTTGATAGCATGGGTTATACTGCTCACCACCCTCGCGGGGCTTTTGCTCTAAAAGAGCAGAAGGAAGGAGTAGTAACTAAATTACTCGATGTTGTGTGGCAAGTCGGCAAGTCTGGTGTTGTCAGCCCTGTAGCTATTCTCGATCCTGTATTGGTTGGAGACGCTACTGTAAGCAAAGCAACGCTACACAACATAGAGTATATTCGTGGACTAAACTTAGAGATTGGATGTATGGTTGAAATTATTAGGTCGGGTGAGATTATACCTCGTATAATAAAAAGAGCTGAAGTTTGTTAGGTAGCTTTCAAAAAATAGTTCTTGACATTTTACCAAAAGTTTCATATAATATACATTCAGATTTACGGAGAGTTCCACATGATTACCATAGAAGCCCCAACGCATTGCCCTAGTTGTGCATCGGTTCTTACGTGGAAAAATCATCTTCTGTACTGTGTAAACACATTCTGTGGTTCGCAGTCTCAGAAAAAACTAGAACACTTTGCGAAAACCGTTAAGATCAAAGGTCTCGGGCCTAGCAGCATTGCTAAGTTAGATATTGATGACATATCGGAACTCTACTCTTTATCTAAAGAGCAGATAGCAAAGTGTCTCTCTTCTGAAAAGATTGCAGAGAAACTTTACTCCGAGATACAGAATTCAACTTCTATATCTCTGGAGTTATTGTTGCCTGCATTTGGCATTCCGTTGATCGGATCGACCGCAGCAAAGAAGTTATCTACAGCAATCACTAATATAACTGAAATTAGTAGAGAGACTTGTGCAGAGGCAGGCCTAGGGCCGAAGGCAACGGATAGCTTGATAGAGTGGCTTCATAATGACTTTTATGGTTATTATGATAGCCTTCCATTCAGCTTTAAATTTAAAGAAACAAAGAGTACGAATACAACGACAACTACGCGTGGCATAGTATGTATTACAGGAAAACTAAAGAGTTTTCGTAGTAAAGCAGAAGCTACAGCTCACCTTGAGCACTACGGTTATCGAGTAAAATCGACTCTTACTAAAGACTGTACTCATCTTATAAATGAGTCAGGAATTGAATCAACCAAAACCCAAAACGCTCGTGCTAAGGGAGTCATCGTGACTACCATCAACGAGCTAACTAACTCTGGAGAGTATATCTAATGGCTACACCTAAATGGACTGAAGAGCGCACAGCTCAACTGACTGATTTTGTCGGCGGCGAAAGCCCCGTTTCTCAAGCTACTGTTGCAGATGCAGCAGGTCAACTTGAAACCTCTACTCGTTCTATCTCAAGCAAATTGCGTAAGATGGGCTACGATGTAGAATTAGCCTCTGCTGGCGCTGGTAAGTCTTTTACCGATGCTCAAGAAGCTACCCTGGCTGCTTTTGTAGCCGATAACAGCGGCTCTTACACTTATGCTGAGATCGCCGGCCTGTTTGAAGATGGCGCTTATAGCTCTAAGTCAATCCAAGGCAAGATTTTGTCTATGGAACTGACTGCACACGTCAAGCCTGCCCCTAAGGTAGAAGCTGTACGTACTTATAGCGAAGCTGAAGAAGCTACGTTCATCGGTATGGTACAAGACGGTGCCTTCGTAGAAGCTATCGCCGAAGCTCTTGACCGCACTGTAAACTCTGTTCGTGGTAAGGCTCTTAGCCTCCTTCGTTCAGGTTCTATTGATGCGATCCCACGTCAAGAACACACCAAGGGTACTGACAAGGCTGATCCTTTGGCAGACCTAGACGTTGCAAGCATGACTGTTGAAGCTATCGCTGAAGCAATCGGTAAAACTGCACGTGGTGTTAAAACTATGCTGACTCGCCGTGGCGTTTCTGCTGCTGACTACGATGGCGCTGCTAAAGCCGCTAAAGCTGCTCAGTAATCGTTGTTAAGTTTTGCCGACACATATTACTAGTAGTGTGTGTCGGCTTTTTATTGTTCGGGGGAACTTTTGAATCTAGCAAGTGCGCTAATACGACAAGTTATCAATACACAGGACTTCGAGACTTGGAGCTACCTGCGTAAAGAATACTTGCCCGTAGAATATCATGTGCTTTATAAGCTCATTGATAAGCATTGCGAGAATTTTCATTCGCTTCCTTCGTTCGATAACCTCAAGCTAGGCATTCGAGATCGTCAGACACAAGAAAAGGTGTTTGCAATCGAAAGTGTAGATGTTGACATTGACGCTGACATTCTACTAGAGTATCTTAAAAATGAGTATACTCAGAAAGAGATACTTAACTCGCTTGAGACTTATATTGATGAGTCTGTTCTGTTCGCAGATGCAGACGAATCAGTAGGTGCTCTCCATCAGATCGTCCTTGACATTGAAGATAAGGTCGATCTAACGGAACCTTCCGAGAATATGCAACGCATACGTTTGTTTGAGCCAGAAGAAGAGATTGGAAAGTACATCGGTTTAGGTCTTAATGATGAGTACGACCACGAAATCAAGTTCTCCCCCCGAGACTTGGTTCTCGTTGGTGGTCGCCGAGGTGCTGGTAAGTCTCTAACTTGTGCTAACATTGCTAATAACGTCTACAACTCAGGACGTTCAGCTATCTATTTCACCATCGAAATGGACAGTCGATCAGTACTACAACGTATCTGTTCGATTGCTACTGGAGTGCCCTTCGCCCGATTACGTACTATGAATCTAAGTGTTACGGAATGGGAGAAAGTGGCTGGTTGGTGGGCTGCACGCTACCAACAAGGACAGGAACGGTTAAAAGAATACAAAGAACATCGAGACTTTGATAAGTTTCATGACAGCTTATGGACAACCTGCGAGCTTCTCCCGACTCAGCAGATTGACGTAGTGTATGATCCCTCATTAACTTTGGCGAAGATTCGCGCCGAGCTTGACAAAAAAGTCAAGAAGTTAAATGTCGGTGTTATTATTGTAGACTATATAAACCAAGTAAAGCGTTCCAACGTCCCCTCACGAGGAGGGCAGTATGACTGGACAGAACAGATTGAGGTTAGTAAGGCGTTAAAAAGTATGGCACAGGAGTATGAATGCACTGTATTCTCTCCCTACCAAACAGACGCAACTGGTGAAGCTCGCTTTGCTAAAGGTATTCTTGATGCTGCCGATGCTGCTTACGCATTGGAAACCTGGGATCAAGAAGATAACTGCATGACATTTAATTGTGTCAAGATGCGAGCAGCCAGTATGCGTTCATTCTCTTCGGTTGTTGACTGGGAGACTCTAAAGATTGGCCCAGAGACTCAACAGACACCAAAAGAGAAAGAGGACTCATCGCATAAGACAAACGAAAGTATTGATGACCCTTTCTAAAAATAGTTCTTGACTCTCCTTTCATTTTTTAGTATAATATATATCTAAACTGTGAGGGGAGAGTTTTTTTATGTCAATTTCATTTGGTAATCTCAGGTACACTACATCTGGCCGTAAGCGCAAGCCGCTACCTAAAGCCCGTGGTTATACCCCAAAATTTCAACCATTAGAGCCAGTAGACACTTATCGTAGAGAGACACCAGAGTATAAGTCTGTATCTGACACTAATAGTATCTGTACTATGCCTGATAGGTCTTACACCAAGGGCTCCAAGTACACCATAGCACCTGCCTATAACAAAGGCGCGTATCAAGTAATTAGTCAAGAAAATATAAAGGATATTGGTCGGTGAATGTTCAGGAATTACTCGATAGTAAGAATATAAAGTACATGCCCAAAGGGGCTGACTTTGTCGTTCTATGCCTAAATCCAGAACATGCTGATAGAAGTCCTAGCATGAGAATCGATCAAGTTACAGGTATCTTTAATTGTTTTTCTTGTGAGTTCAAAGGTAATGTGTTTACTCACTTTGGTGAGAAGCCTAACCAGATGCAGCTACGCAGAGAGTTCTTAAAGAAGAAGATCAATGACAAAAGAGCAGAAAGTATCGGCTTAGATTTTCCTAAAGACTCTATGCCTTACCACGGTAACTGGAGAGATATTAAGGCAGAGACTTACAAGAAGTTCGAAGCATTCCAACATAGTGGTAAAGATTATATCTCTCGTATCAACTTTCCGATACGAGACAGAACAGGCAAGATAGTAGCCTTTCAAGGACGACATACTTCAATGGGCATGCCTAAGTATCTTAACACCCCCGCTGGTGCAAAGTTACCGTTATTCCCAGCATCAAAACCAATACAAGGTAGTATATTACTAGTAGAAGGTATATTCGATATGCTTAATCTACATGATAAGGGACTAACCAATGCAGTGTGTTGTTTCGGTGTAAAGAATGTAACAGAAGAAAGATTAAGTGTACTAGCTATGCAAGGTGTAGATAACATAGACATCTTTCTAGACAATGATGAGGCAGGACAGAATGCTGCCGAAAGAATTAAAGTAATGTGCGAGAAAGTTGATCTCACTAGCCGCGTAATCAAGTTCGGCAATAAAGAACAAGATGCAGGTGCACTAACAGAAACTCAAGTAATTAAATTAAAGAGTAAATTATATACATAGCAAAAAATAGTTCTTGACTTTTTGTCTCTATTAAGTTAAAATATAAAAATGGAGACAACTTATGATTAAAATTAAACACAAACCACACTCAAAAGAAGATTTTGTAAAAAATTGCATAGAGTACGATACCAGGACTAGAATAGCTGAGTACTATCAGTGTGCACCTAATACGATAACTTCGGTTTTAAAAAAACATTTTCCAGACATTTTAAACTATCCCTCTAAAATGTCTATAGGTACAAGGTTCTTAGCTCAGCAAGGCAAAAAAACTTGCACTAGCTGTAATCTTATAAAGGACTACACAGAATATCATATAGATAACCACACCACAGACGGTAGGGTTGGTAAATGCAAGGAATGCCGAAAAGAGGTAAGTGCAGAGTATTATCAGAATAATAAAGCTAAATTTTACGCTAATAGGGCAAAATATCGTGCTGCAAAACTTCAAAGGACTCCTAAATGGGCAAATACACTGCATATAGAAGAATTCTATTCTAGATGTCCTAAAGGGTGTGAAGTAGATCACATAGTGCCTTTACAAGGGGAGAAAGTATGTGGGCTACACGTTTTAGAAAACCTACAGTATCTAACTGTATCAGAAAATAGAAGTAAATCAAACAAATACGAGGAAGAGTAAATGACTGGCACTCTAATAAAGCCAAAAGTAGCTATCGTGGAAACTAAACCTAGTAGAACTAATTTTAAACAAGAATTTGAACACGCGTTCGAGTTCGATCAATACCAGCTTTGTTCAGACCCTACAATTAAAAAGGTTCTGAAGAGAGACTGCGATATTCAAATAGACGTTGACGCTTACGACTGGATAATTCTCGTAGGGTCTGACGCACTCAAATACTTTACTAAGAACGGTTCTGTAACCGAGTATTCTGGTAAATCTGTAGACGGTAGGTACTTGCCAATCATTAATCCAGCTATGCTTGCATTTAAGCCAGAAGCTAAGAAAACCTGGGACAGCTCTAAAGATAACATCATTGCTTATATCGCAGGGGATATTGAAGAGGTTATAATTGACGAAAGTATTGCTTTTGGTATCCAAAGTACCGAAGAAGCAAATAGATTTATTCAGGCGGCGATTGATGCTCCTAAATCTTATATTGCTCTTGACTCGGAGACCACAGGACTATATCCCCGTGATGGTTATATGCTTGGTATATCCATAGCCTATGACAATAAGCGTGGAGCATACATTGATACCGAGTGTTTCGATGAACGAACAGAAGAGCTGCTACAAGAACTATTTAGTAAGAAAACTGTAGTATTTCACAATGCTAAGTTCGATATGGCGTTCTTTGAGTACCACTTTAACTTCAAGTTCCCTAGCTTTGAAGATACTATGCTTCTGCACTATCTCATTGATGAGAACCCGGGCACTCATGGTCTAAAGTCTCTAGCGATCCAGTATACGCCTTATGGTGATTACGAGAAGCCAATGTACGATTGGATGGATAATTACAGGAAGGAGCGGGGTCTCAACAAAGATCAGTTCAGTTGGGGAATGATTCCATTCGACATTATGAAACTATACGCAGGTATGGATGCTTTGTGTACCTTCCTGCTTTACGAGAAATTTGTAAAAATTAAACAGAATCCAAAGCTAAAGTGGGTATATGATAATATTCTTATTCCTGGCTGTCGATTCTTGACTGATATTCAAGATAACGGTGTACCTTTCGACCGAACACGTTTGGAGTTCTCGCAAGAGGCTATGCAGACAGACATTGATAATGCTGTTACTGAAATGTACAAAAACCCTGCAATTAAAAAGTTTGAGGAAATAAATGGTAAGCCCTTTAACCCTAATAGTACTATGCAGCTTCGTAAGCTCATGTTTGATTTTTTGGGTTTATCGCCCACTGGTAAAAAGACTGGTACTGGTGCGGACTCCACAGACGCTGAAGTACTTAAAGAACTATCCGAACAGTCCGAGATTCCTGCACTTATCCTTGATATTCGACAAAAAGGCAAGATCAAGAATACCTATCTCGATAAGATTATACCTCAGTTGGATCGCGACTCTCGACTTCGTACTGGTTTCAATCTTCACAGTACAACTAGTGGTCGGTTATCATCTAGTGGCAAGTTGAACATGCAGCAGCTTCCACGTGATAATCCTACTGTAAAGGGTTGTATCAAAGCTGCTCCAGGACATAAGATTGTAGCGATGGACTTAACAACAGCAGAGGTATATGTAGCTGCTGTACTCGCAAAAGATACTGCTCTTATAGAAGTTTTCCGTACAGGTGGTAACTTCCACAGTGCGATCGCTCACAAAGTATTTAGACTACCTTGCGAAGTAGATCAAGTGGCAGAACTGTACCCTATGCAACGCCAGGCTGCAAAAGCAGTAACCTTTGGTATTATGTACGGTGCTGGTGCCAACAAGATCAGTGAGCAGGTAACAAAAGATAGTGGCAAACCTTTTAGCCGCAATGATGCACAAGAAGTTATTAACGACTATTTTAAAGAGTTCCACAAGCTAAAAGCGTGGATTGAAGACAACCAAAAGTTTATCCAGCAGAATGGATTTATTTATAGCTTCTTCGGAAGAAAGCGGAGATTACCAAATGTCCACTCGACTGACAAAGGTATACAGAGTCATAGCGTTAGGTCTGGTCTTAATTTTCTGGTGCAGTCTGCTGCTTCTGATATTAACCTCTTAGGTGCAATCGACATGGAAGCACATATTAAAGCGAAGAAGATGAAGGCACGTATATTTGCTCTAGTACACGACTCCATCCTCGCAGAAGTACCAGACGAAGAAGTAGAAGATTACACAGCAGCATTACAACATTACATTCAGTTAGACAGGGGTTTAAGTATCCCAGGTGCCCCCGTAGGATGCGACTTTGAGATTGGCGATGACTACTCAATGGGCAAGTTTGAGAAATTATATGGAATCATTACTTAAAAATATTTATAGAATAGACTTGGATACGACAGGATTGTGCAATAAAACTTGTACATTCTGTCCTCGAACTAATATCAGCTACCCTAATGTAAATGAGCATATGAGCTTAGAAACCTTGCAGATAGTGATAGACGAGATGAAGTCTTTCCACTTTACTGGTTGGGTAGAGCTTGCAGGTCGTGGAGAGCCAGTACTCTATAAACACTTTGCCAAAGCAGTAGAGTTACTAACACAGGAAGGCAGGACTTGGAAACTGCGAGTCACTACGAATGGGTATAAGATTGATACACATTGGAAGAAGTCTTTTTCAAAGATAGACCATCTCATTTTGAATACGTACACGGATGAGGCGGAGTTTAAGTCAAGACTAGTAAAGTATCAATATTTGCACGGTACTGATAAGAAGGTAGAGCATTACTTCAAGCCAGATGGGTTGAGTATACAAGAAATAAATAACTTACCTCCTATAGAAGATACATTACACCCCGGTAAGTATTTTAATTATGTATTCAATAACCGAGCGGGTTGGTTTAATGATAATACAGTTGATACACCTTGTTGGCATCCAATGCGACAAATCTTTATTGACTGGAAAGGTAACTATCAGATGTGTTGTAACGATTGGAAGTACCAGATTATTATAGGTAATATCCATGAAAGAAGTATGGTTGATATGTACCTGAATGATCCGAAGCTAAATAGAATACGTTGGAGTCTACTAAATAAAAGACGCAGTGATATTCTACCCTGCTCTAGATGTGACGATTCCCAAGGCGGCAGTAAAAATACAGTTAAAACCATAGAAAAATTTAGGCAGTCTAACGAATATAAGTTCCATGTAGCTAAGATTGCAGGTGGCGAAGGGGCTAAGTTTAGAAAGGAGTTGTTAGGTGGTGATCTCATTCCGGTCTATCAAGAAGATTGAGTGGCCAGTATATGCCCTACCTTCTAGTAATTGGGAGTTGGCAGATGGTTTACTTTTTCTAGAGGGTCAGTTACTAGATGATAAAAACGTAAAGGAAAGGACTTTAGGGCTGCGAAGATTGAAAACACCCTTACAGGGTTTGATGC